CCTTTCATAGTGACTTACCCAAGGTCTATTCATAGACATGAGCATTCTTTGGTCAACCACTTCACAGAATTTATTGATGCTAGGTTGCATCATAGGAAGTATATCATCTAGTATCTGTGTCATCTTAACAGAGCAAAGATTACCCCAAGGTACAGGGTCTCCACTCTCTTGTGCTGATACAAATGTACTTAACTCATCTTTATTTGGTGCTTGAAATTTCCAGTAAAACGATTGACCAAAAATATCAATCTGGGATTTCTTCATAATTTTCAGTCATATACTCCATATCAAATATTAGAGGATGACACTCCTCCATTATAAGATATTCACTCCAATGATACAAGTCAATGTCAGTATATTCTAGCGAATACCAATCCGCTTCTGTCCTCACATTATCTAAATCCTGCACTGCCTGTGGTAACTCCTCAAAAGTAAACGGAATACCATTAACAAACCACATCATTACTATTACCCTTACTGTCTCCTCAGGTTTCTGAGTATACAGAGTTAACCAACAATAATTATTTGTGATTTGTGCTTTGACCATTAACCTATAGTGATGTTTGCTGTAAATGAAATTCTATCATTGCTAGGATTAGAATCAAATCCATGTGTAACGTTAGATGGGTAGATAATAATATCTCCTTCCTCCATATTGAAGGTTGCTTCTGTTAGATTAAAGGCAGTAGGGTCTTTACTATCAATCTGTAGTATTGGATAATGATTCGATGCAACATTCTTTCTCCATTTGATGTAAGAGTGCTGCTCATGATTATAGTTAATTAGGTAAGTAAGTGAGTATACACAATTACTATGCTCATGTGGTGCATAGATTGCACCTTCTGCTGCTAACTCGAGATAACTCTCAGAGATTTGCAAATCTGATTTGTAATTGTAAGATGATTCATTATGTTTATGTATAGCATCCATGATAACTTCTCTAAATTCCTGATACTCGTTTATCAGTGCATTAGTTTCTCCTATCTGTGAGATGCCATGACATATTGTTTCTCTTCCATGTTTCGGTAAAATATCTTGTTTACTTATCCACTCCATGATACCTTTCTTAAGGTCTGCATGTTGTGTTGCTTTGATTCTTGTAACAGGTGTAGGAAAGAAACCATACGTTTCCGCTTGGATTATATCTTCTAATTTATCACTAAGTTTGTCCATTAAAAATCCTTTGTCATTTGTCCAAGAGATTCAGAGACAAATGCCTGTGTCCCTGCAGGGTCAGGCACAAATTCCTCTGGTTGAGGAATATTTATCTCAGGTGGAGCCTGTGCTACTGACGTAATAATAGCAACTTTATCTCCTGTGTTTATCTTTACAGTATGTCCCTTTGATACAAGTGACATGATGAAATCAAAGTTTGCTTTAAACTCTGCTACATCTACGCTGATTATATTCATAGGTATGTGATTAAATCTTCGGGTAAGTCTTGAAATGTTTGTAAGGTTTCCGTGAAACCCTCCATTCCATCACTGTCAAACTTCCATGTGACAGTCTCTTCGTAGCCTTCAGTATCGAGAATCTTTACGCTACGTTTGGGTATATTGACCCAGATGTGCTCCAAATACGTGGTTGTATTGCTGAGCTCATCAAAGCTTTCAATCATGAGGGGAGTGTATCTCTCTCTAGTATACCCTAGTTTAGGAGTAATGGCAAGCCATAGACCTGATGAGGTCCGAAACCGCAACCAGTTGCCATGTATCCCGCACCAACTCCATAGGATGCCATCCCTGTTACCACCTGATTCATGATGTTTCCTGCGGTTACAAATTCGGTAATTACACCAGTTGGAGCAGCGATGAATGTGTTATGGACACCTGATATAGCACCTGTAAGAATATCATTCATTGAGCCAGGTGTGTATGTTGACACTGCGATACGAGTATGTGTTGGTGGTGAAACTGATGGGAATGGCAAGTCAGTTACAACATCTACGATTGACCCCTTGACTAAACTAAACTGTCCAGTCAATGCAGCAAATGGATTGAATAGTGCAACAAACTCAAATCTTCCTGCGTTTAAGAATGATGTAATCCAGTTTGCTTCGTTAGTTATCTCACCGTCAGCAACGTTTTCAATAGTATTTGCTTCTGTCCTAACTGTCTGTGCATTTAAGTTGATACCCTCAACAGCAGTAATCTTGACTTTAGACCCTTGAATCTTTACCTCACCTGTGTATGCAATTTCGTGGTCTCCTTCCTTACGCATAGCAGACTTCTGCTCGTTGTCATCCTGTAAATCAGCACTAAGTTGAGGACCGTTTGGTGTCCTACCCCACTCATCAGCGTCAGGATGAAATGGAATCTCATCTACTGGATAGAATCCACCTATATTGTTTCTCTTTAATATCTGGTATCTTTCTCCTTCTTTCTTCTTATATACTCTACTTATATTATCTGGATTATTTCTTCCACCGCCACCAGTATATCCGCCACCACCATTATCAGCAGTGCCTGCTGCAGATTTAAAGGTGCTACTATTTGTATGCTGTGATGTCACGTTAGTATCAACATCTTTTAGCATACTATCCAACTGGTCATCATTAGGATTATCGGATGACCCTTCTGAATCTGATTGAGGACCGTTAGATGAGTGCTCATTCTTTGCACCAGTGACTTCCTCATGATAGTTACCCATGACCTTGAGATACATATCTCCTTCAACTGTCAATACATAATTACCCTTAACAGTTTGTGCTAAGTCTCTACCAATAATTGTAGTTTCATTATTAGGCACATTAAGATGTCTGTTACCATATTCATCTTCAAAGGTAGATACTCCACCAGGTCCTGAGAAAATAGATTTTATCTTACCTGGGTTTGCATCATGAATTATCTTAGACCCATCGAGGAAGGTGGTTACCTCCATCAACTCTGTATCTAAGTTTTGAAACATGTTATCAATATAACTAAGACCCTTTATCGTTACACCTTTATTATCATATATTGAATTCATGTCACCACATTTATATGGTGTGCCCTTTACTGCATCATCTATATTATCACAAGGTGTCGTACCTATCAAAGGATACCATCGGTTTTGTTTGGGTCGTTTAATTTTCCTACCACAGTCTTTTTTAAACAATGCTCCAAGAAGCATCTTGATAATAGAAATCAAACTACCCCAGTCTAGTGAAGTGAAGTCAATCTCAAAGATTTTACTAACAGTTTTTCCAAGTGCCCTTGCTGCCCCTGCTGCTGCTTTTGCTATATTAACTGCTGCAATTACATCACCCGCAACACCTTTGATTCTCTCCATTGCTGAGGTAATACCATTTAATATACGACATGTAACTGCCTTAACTGCATCACTGATTGCTTTATTAACTACTTGTATTACCTTATTAATTGCGAACGATGCCATCTGATTGGCGAAATTCACCACATCATTCAGTGCGGCTTGCACCAGTCCTAACCACATTGGTGTCTTAGCACAAAATATACTGAATATCTCTTGGACTAAACCAAGAATAGCTTGAATAACAACAAGAGGAATAAACTTAGATACAATCTTAACTAAAGCATTAATAACTTCTGCAATAATCTTTGCTAACAATTCTTTTAGTGGTGCAAGGATGCCTGCAATACCACTTGATAAGAAGTTAGTAATCCTTCCTAGATGCTCTCTAATTTTATCTCCTGCAATCTTATGACCAGTTGCAAGTGAAATCATACCATTCTTAGTCCATGCAGAGGATGTTGCCATTTCACCTAAGTCTTGCAACATACGATTCAAGTCTAACTCAAATCCTGACCCACCAGGCCCACCAACTCCATCTGCAATAGAGTTTGCATTTACAGATGGTTTGATAGGATTAGTAATTACATTTCCTGGGAGTGTTTGCTCTGCAGTTGATATACCACCACGTGATTCTTCTGTGCCACCTGTCTCACTTGAAGGTGTCTCTGATTGCACTACTACAAATGGATTACCTTCGTTTCTCTCTGCACCAGTTAAATCTTTCTGTAAAATATTAGCATCTACACCTTCTTTACCATCAGCAATGGTAGTTTTCTTTTCGCTGTCTTTCTGTTGAAATCCTCTAAACGCTCCCAATACACAAGGTAACTGTGCTTCGTCACCATCAAGGAAAAATCCTAATACCCATGCACCTGGCTGCAGTTGACATTTTGTACCTGTGTTTTTAGTCTGTGCTTTATCAGTGGGTAGTAATACACTTGCCCAAGGTAATGAAACTGTTGGGACTTCTTTTGTATATGTTTCTTTATCGTGACTTCCAGTATACCATCCAAGAATACGCACCTTGACACGACCAAGTTTCGAGGGGTCTTGATTAGACTCAACCTCGCCAACCCACCATGTGTAACCATCCCTTCCTAGAAAGTCCGACCTTGTTCTCATTTTATTAAAGTTTTAGTTATTTATAGCGACAAATTGAAACTCACCTTCTTCTTTGGGTTTACCCCATGCTTGCTCATTTGTTTCTAAATTATATCCGAAGTCTTGTGACCTATAATCAAATCCATTAAATCTAACTGTCGACACCATCTTATGTCCTCTGACAATACAATCGTCTAGAGTAGTGCCAGACCACCAACCAGTTTGTTTATCCCATTTCCAATAAAAAGGACATGAGTCTGTGTTGTGTATCAAGTTGAAGATATCTGTTTTCACAAAATCTTCTGCCATACCAGTTACCCTGTAACGTAACCAGTTGTAAGGATTTTCTTCACCCTTATACTTATACCATGATTTAGATTCAAAGATACCACTACCAGTCTTCCAGATTCTAATATCAACCTGTGGCCACTTGGCAGGGTTAGACATCGCCTGACGTTGGTTTCGATAGTGTCCTTGAATCAGGTTTTCCCAGTTATTCATCATTTTCGTAAATCGATAAATCGCACTCCACAAGGATTTCTCCTTCATGCTTTTCCTTTTTGGGGTATCCTATTTTGTGTAGGATATCAGCAGGAATTTTCTTTTTAGTTATGTCATAAGGTATGGGTGCGTTTGTTAAACAAACCCTCACACACTCTAACTCTTCGGAAGTTAGAGTGATATTATGTAGATTCACTATTTTCGTTTTTTAGTTTAGCATAAAGTAGTGCTTGTGTCCAGCTCTTAGGACCCTTTTCAAGCAAATCCTGCTTCCACTTTGAAGGAGGATTCTTCAGTTTGTTTGTCCTTCTACGATGTGCCATTAGTCGTCATATACTAAGCACTCAGGCTCGTCAGGGTGTTGGTCGCAAAACAACTCGAGTGCATTAGGGTCGTGATGGTCGCCTGCTGCAATCTCTTCTTTGTGATGCTCTGCGTATTCTTCTAATTCATGCAACTCTACCTTAGCATGTCTGCGTGCTGCAGGATTTGCTAGGGGGTCGTCAATGATGTCTTTGTCTTTTTGAATGTGTTTTTCGATTGATTCCATATTAGTTTACCTTTAATAAGTTTCCTTCATAACAGAGTCTCTAGTCAAAACAAGTTGGCTAGTCAAACCTTCTTTGGTGAAAGTATGTGTCACTGCGGAGATTAAATACATCCCACTATATCTTAGGTCTTCTTTAAGAGACCTTTGTTTCTCCTGAGAGGCGGGTATCCTCACTTTTATGAGCATTCCTGCCGTCAAAGCAGAGTTTCCAGGTACAACTATTGATAGTTGTATAGCCTGTAGTAGATTATAGCGTGCTGCAGCATATTCCGCAACTGCCATTGTGTCAGTATCAGAACTTGTCCCATTTTCGGGGTCATCATTATTGACTTGATTCTTCAAGCCAGGTAATGCTCGATACTTGATTCTAGTCGCACCATCAAATTCTTCTAAGTCAGAAGGCAAATCATAAGGTTTTCTTTTATGTATTGTATCTGCCTTTGAAAACACCTGATTGTATGACAATTCTCGAGGACTATGAATAGTCCCTGCAGGGGCAGTTTCTTCAGTTGAGCCAGAGTCAGTTGCATTTGAATTTGTAGGACGAGGCATTGATATACTAATACCAACTGTCTTAAATGTCCCCATTCTCATGTTTCTGAGATGATTGGCTCTGTCAGGATAGGATATGCTCTCAATGGTATGATAACCATTGTTAGGAGGGTCACTACCCTGCTGTATATAAGTATATTCAAATATCTCTGCTTCTTTTGGTATACCATCTCCCAGACAGAGTGCGTCTAGTGATTTGAAATTAAATCCATATCTATTCTCAAAGAATAAAAAACCAGATTGTTTTTCAGATGCTTTTCCACCACCACTACCTTCAACACGTGTTACCTTATCTGACATGTATGCTATTGCTTCTACTGGTCTCCAATTTGTAGATATAAAAGATATTTTAGAATGAGTTTCAAAGTTTACGTCTTTGGTTTTTTCTTTAGGTGCTGCAAGGTATTCTTTACATATATGCTTGGGGATATGGTCTACATCTTTTCCTGCAGGTCCGAATGGTTTGAATACCTTATTCATTTCATTTGTATATGCTTCTGGCGATGTGCAGTGTAAAATATACAACTGTCCTCTCTCACTCTTAAGAGTGCTACCAATTTTAAATACTCTAACTTTAAATTCTAATGACTGTTTATTACCTGTCAACGTGCTACTTTCAGTTGTCAACTTGACACTGATAATCTCTCCACCTATCAGTAGTTTGTTGAAGTCAATAGCATCAACCATACTGAAATCAACTCTTAAGAATGGTGAGTCAATAGATTCAGTATAAGTGAAGTCAATTACTAAGTCTCGTATATCATAAGTTGGAGGATTACCTTTAGGTATGGCAATCTCCATCTTGTCTAGCGTAAATAACCGTGATTTTCTATCTGCCATTACATTAAGTCTGCCATGTCTCCGTTAAATTCGGATACTAACCCAAATCTAGTTATAAGGTAAGGGTCAGCTGCTCCGTCACCGTCTATAGGTATAGGCACATCAAAACTACCACCTCCTGCACTACCCTGCACTATTGGCTCTGCTGTCACATTAGGTGCATTTACTACTTTATTCTGTTGTCCTAGTAACTCATTCTTCTTATCAACAAGTGCTAGTTTTGCTAACTCTATCATGTTACCAACTTCTGTGTGCAATTTCTCTGCACCATCTAACATATCACCACGACCATCAAAGTCATACTTATTACCTGTATAAGCATCTGCCAATCCCATATAGATTCTCTTCCATCCTGTAGTTTGACCTTCTTCATTGGGCTCTGCTCTTAGGAAGTTAGCAAAGTTATTCTTTAACTTACTGACTACCTCCATCCTTCTGCGTTGATGTGTAGCTCTCTGTGCATCACTGTTTGCTAAGATTTTAATCAACTGTGCATGCTGCATATCAACTTCACCCGCAATCACATCATCAATAGAAGTGCCCTCAGGTAATTGTCTTAATATCTGTGCTTGATGTTTTCTAAGCTCTTCAATATCAATATTAAATCCTTGTCCCATGATTTTATTTTCAACCTCTACATTTCCTATAACTTGCTCTACCTCACCACCTTCTGCCTTAGTGGGTAATGCATATCCACCACTCATTGCTTCACGAAATCTTCGTGATGTTAGTCCGCTATCCTTTTTAGTTGCAGGAGTATTATATGGTATAACAAATGCACCACCACTCGCCATCTTAGACCCAACCCACTCTAAACCATGACCAATAAACGCTGTGCTTCTACCACCGTCTAGTGATACAGGGTATCCAGACATAGGACCGTTTATCCATCCACCTTTTGCTTTATTTTTATTTGCTGTGGTGTATGTATTACCAAACTCCATCGTATCGTCAAATGCTTTTGCATATTTTAAAAGCATTTTATCGTAATTTGCTATTTCCAACTTATGACCTTCGGTATTCTCAAGTCCCCTTGCCTTTGCTTCTGCTATTGCAAAACTTTTTTTAGCTTCTAGCAACTCTATCTGTCTCTCATAATTATCCTGATTCGCTGCAACAAGGGGAACTGCCACTCCGTCTGACGTTTGAGTGCCATCAACAACTTCCATCAATCCTGTTTCTGGGTTGTAAGACGTCGTATAACTCATTTGTCTTGAGTAGGAAGTAGAGTCTGTCGTTGTTTCCTCGTTATTTTTCTTAGGTGCAAAGAATTTCAATACTGCTGTTAATGCCTTCAAACCTAAGAATAGAGGTGCAAACAAAGTGTTAATACCAATTCCTAGAATCTTAGTAATCATTGGCATATGTGGCTCAATGAAATCTAAAATTCCATTCATAACACCACCAAGTGCTTCAAAGAATCCAGATAAACTTTCTTGTATAGGAGCCATTATATCATTAAATACCTTACCCACATCTTTGAAAAATCTACCTAAAGGCTCAGTTAAAGGACTCAAAAACTTACCAATACCCTGTCCTGCTTTTCCTCCTAAAAATCCTCCTGCTGCTCCCAATAAAGCACCACCTACAGGACCAGCAATGGCATTACCCACTGACTGACCTATCATAGCTCCACCAGTTGCACCAACTCCTGCTCCTACTGCTTCAAATGCGTCACCACCCGCCTGTGAAACTGCAAACGCTGCACCTAGTCCTAAACCTACACCTAACCCAACCTTTGCAAACTTATTACGATAAAAACTACGCAATTTATCCATGCGTCCACCAGCTTTCATTATTCCACCTAATGATTTGCCTAGTGTGCTTAAAACCCATGCAAACGCTTTTACTGTGCCTCTAGGATTCTTAAGGAATGCTAGTGTTGCAAATAAAGGTACAGCAGCAGCGACAAATTGAAGAGCACCAAACAATCCTTTAAGACTAATAGGATTTTCAAGAAACTTTATAAGACCATTAAATGCATTCCCTGCTAGGAATGATGATATATTAAGGATAAACTTACCTACAGTTGCTAGTGTCTTAGCAAGTCTTTGTATTGCTTCGGGATTCTTTGCTATCCAAGTCAAGGCTGCCATACCCATGACTATCTTGAGGAAGTAAGTAGATAATCTTACTAACCCTGTGAATAATCCTCCAAATGACTTCTTAGTATTTTCTTTGAATGCTTTTTCTATATTCTTAAATAGACCTCGCTTACCACCTACTTCTCCATCTTTCTCTGCTTGGTCTCTCTGGTCTAATTTTTTTTGTCTTTGCTCCTGCTTTATTTTTTCCTTCTCTCTAATATCTTCTTCTTTGATTGCTTCTTTCTGGACTTTCTCTATTCTATTTGCTGCCTTTACCTGTTTACCTATTGATGTCTTCAAAGATGACGTCATGCTCTGCACACCTAGTGCAATACTATTGATAGATGCACCTAAAGAGTTTATACCACCTATTACTGCTTGAAAACCTTTCCCCATATCACCCTGCATCTTACCCATTTCATCTGCAGATGATAAGGGTGTATATTTCTTGCCACCAGTAGACCCCTTATAAGATACCATCTTATAAAGAGTTGCCTTAGGGACTTTGATACTAGATGGATTATCAGTTGCCATTTGTTAGCATTCCATTGTTAGTAGAAACATATCTAATATTAGGGGTATCACCCTTAACATTATTTATTATGGGTTGGTCGACCTGTTGAGTGATTACAACGAAATTACTCTGTAACTCCTCATCGGCATCCTTCTGTGCCTTAGTTAACAGAGCTTTATCAGAGAATGTGATATTTGTTTCAACTTTATCATCCATCTTAATTTGCTCTACTGCTTTCTCCAAATCCTTAGAAAGACCATCTAACAGTGAAGCAATAGTTTTGCCTGCTTCAGTCTCTTCTTCAGCACCTTCTTTCTTTGTCTCTGTCTTAAGTTTGGTTTTATTACCTGTGAATACACCTAATGGGTCCCACCATGCCTTCTTGGGCTCTTCTGATTTTGGTTTTGTAATCTCTTTTATACTTCGAGGTGCTTTCCACATCCATATGTCATCCTCAGGTGACTGGTTTTGGAATATATCTCGTGTCATGAGGTATGACTTACCTACACCATCAGTCTTACTACCTTGTGCATTCTTCTTAATCCAGTTGCCACCTTTACCTAACTGACCAAAGGGGTCATGCACAATCCAACCTAATGGTGAATAACCTGTTAACATAGCCCAGTGACCCGACCCTGTATACTTCAATCCAAGAGGTACTGGGTATCCATCATCTATTTCTTTCTTCAAGACATCATATCCCTGCACACCAGTCTGCAACTTACTTTCAATACCATAATCTTTCAATGCTTTCTCTTGTGCTGAAGCGGAAGTAGATGACCCATACTTACTTCTTGTTTTATTATACTCTTTTGTAGATACATTATTCTTTGTCAAATAACTTGTCCACATTGCCATGACAGTAGAATAACACTGCGTATCTCCTTTACGACCTAGTGGGTCATCATCATTTGCTCTTTGATTGTAATACGGTACGGTTAATACCTTACCACCCTGCTCAAACTCCTGCCATCTTTGAGATGGATTATGTCCTGCCACTTTCATTCCTAAGTGAAACGCTTTTACCATACCACCTTCTGCAAACTGTGCGTCTCGCACTGATGTTGACATAGCTACAAATGGCACAAATACAGGTCCGCCTGCTGCTCTTCGTGATTTCTTATTGTTTTTCTTTTTCTTCTTCTTATTTTCCTTCTCAGGGTCATTCATGTTATCTAAATCGAAGGCATTGAAAGTTATAGCATCAAAGAATCCTGCTACCATACTCTTAGGGTCCATCAATCGTTTAGCATTGTTAATTACAAATGCTACTGTAGCACCTATAGCTTTCATTCCCTGACTAAAAACAAATCCATAGAAGTCTCTTAATGGTTTTGTATACTTAAACAACATTCCACCAAGAGCACCTAACACATTAAATACTTCGCCAAGCACAGGTCCTAGATTGTCAATAAAGGGTTTGTATATTGCCTTTGCCAACTCAAAATACATACCAAATGCTCTCTTTATAGGCTCAAATATAGGTTGTGCCATCTTACCAAACGCTTTTCCAACCCATTCACCTAAGAAACCACCAATAGCACTACCAATCATAGGTGCGAAAGGTCCTAAGAATGGTGCAACTGCTGTTAATGCTGCAGCTCCTGCCATACCACCGACTGCCTGACCTACACCCGCACCTATCGCAGACCCTGCTTCTTCACCCATTGCCAATCCAGACGCAATCCGTGTAACACCACCCAAGACAGCAAAACCTTTTGCCATCTTCATTGGATTTTTCTTTGCAAATCCCTTTACACCCTTGACCATCTTGCCACGAGCGATTCTACCTCTTTGCTGTAACTTCTGTAACTTACCCTTACCTCTGTATTGTTTTTGGAATCTATTGTCTAATTCTTTTTGATATAATTCAGACTTATATCCCTTGCCTGCCTTCGCACCACGTTTAGCATCAGCTCTACTTGCTGACTTTTTCATTTTATTATATTCATCTTCTGAGTATATGACTCCTGTCTTCTTATCCCTATAACCTTTCAATCTTGCCTTTTGCGATTGCCTCAATTCTTCTGCAGTCATCGCATTCTTATCAAACATAGAATTGACACCTTTAATATCCTGTATCAATTTCCATGGCATTACAAGATACTGAGCTGTCCTTAATGCTGCTATACCACCAATTATCTGGAATACTCCAATAAAACGACGCATTCCCCTTTCGACAGCAGTCTTATCACTAAGGTCTCCAAATACGTTACTTAGACCTCCTATCACACCACCCATACCAAAAGTGGCTATCTTAAATGCAAACTTACCTAGAGTAAAAAAGAATTTAACTAATTTAGTTACTTGCTCTGGATGTTTCTGAATAAAATTTAATGCACCATATATGACAAACCACTTGACCATCGTGCCCAGTGTCTTACTGAGCATACCCATGAAACTCTCTATGGGTTTACGAATAGCACTAAACCTCTTATCTGCTTGTTTTGCTCCTTCCTTTGCACCCTTCTCTGAAACTTGTTCTGCCTTCTTTCGTTTTTTGAAACCAAACATCTTCCTAAGACGTTTTTTCATGTCTTTGAAGAATTTGTTTTTCTGTTTCTGTCCCTTCCTTATAATAGTAACCTGTCTATTTCTACTATCTGAAAGATAATCTGCTTGAAATTTTAATAGGGTTGACTGTGCTATTACATTCTGCTGAATAGAATCGGTAACAACTCCTGCACGATTAAGACCTGTTCTGAGCTCATTAAAAGAGTCTCCCACCTCAGTCTTGGCGGAAAACTTATTGATAGTAACAAATTTCCTTAATTTAGCTGCCATCAGAGAGACATACGATTACTTTCTGCTTTTTGCCTTCGCTCTTCCTCTTGAATGAATGCTAAGAGGAGATTAACATAAACATCACGCTCCCATGGCATCATATTCTCTAGCTCAGTGAGACTATACTTATGATGCTGCATCAATGCGAAGTTAGTCTTGTAGTAATTCTCAAGACTGTCATGCATTAATGCTACTCGAAAAAAGACGCTAACCCTTCTAAAACTACTTCACTTTTGACTTTGGTGTCTGGGTTATATACCTCAATGGTATGCTGTAGTTTAGGCATAGTCTCAAAGAAATTCTGTATTAGAGCAAATTGCTCAGAATTTAGATTCTCTAGAAACTCTAGTGCTTCTTTATGGGAGAAAGAGTCATAAACTTCTTCATCATCAAATACTTGGTCTATACACTTAGCTGCCATCTCAAAGATGTCATCTACAGTAGGATTCTCACTCATATTCTGTTGAATAAACGCATCCAATGAAGGATACTTCATCACAATACCAATTTTGTCATCAAGTTTAATCTTCTTGTCATGACCATCAGGGACTTGGACTTCTACTTCTTCCAATGGTATTTGGACTGGAATAGATGTCTTTTCGTCATCTGGTGCGGTGATTTTAAATTCACTAATTTCACCAACTGCTTTTGCTCTAATACGAAGGAAGATGTATTCAATCTCGAAAGTAGCGAGTTTATCTACATTGCTTTTTAGATTAGTGCAGTTTTTGATGATAGTTTTAACTGCTTTTACCATTTGCTTGTTGTCTTGCGACTCCATTGCAAGGTAAAGTAATTTCTCTTCTTTTACAAGAAAAGGTCTATACGTAACTTTTGTACCTGTAAGAGGTAACTCCAACTCATACTCAGGTATGGCTAATTTAGGTAATGGCATAATGAAACATTATTATAATTTTATTTAGACACCCACAGAGGCAACATCTTTCTGCTCTAATACGAATCCTAGTTGATTTGCAATCTCAGTTGTGTTACTGACTTTGACATCTTTCATTCCTACTTTTCCAAATGCAGCGTTTTTATTGCCAATCTTATCAAATCTATACCTCTCAAAGAAGAAGTTTACATTTAATTTAACTAAACCAGTAGGACCGTTGTCAAATGACATCTCTGACATATCATATGGGAATGCACCATACATTTGCCATACAGCAGATGAGCGATTCAATCTAGCATGTCCTGCACCTTGCTTGTTTGTAGGGTCGCTATATACCACATTTGAAGCGTTTTCCCATTTAAGAACTGATATATTAGATGTATATTCTTCATATAAACCAACTCTATTCTCTGCATCTGATGCTGTGCTCTGCATCCATGTCTCAAAGAAATCACGATGATATTGGTCTTTTGTCACTAGAAATTCTATTTGTAAGTCTCCAAATGCTGTATTAGTAGCATATTTACGAGATACACCAATATCTCTAACCTCACTGGTAGTAACCCTTCTGCCAGGTACAGTTACAGCACTTGCAAAGTAATTCATAGCATCAACATGCTCTAAATTATTTCTTTCTGTGCCAAAAGTAGACTCCTTTAGAATAACTGAAGATGGTATCTGCACTCTGACTTCAAACAAGTTAGACTTCGAGGGTGTCTTATACCCCGACATCACTTGGTCTTGGAATCTCTTAAATGAATTTGGCATTAGAGTCTACTCCATATAAAACTACTGGGAATCTCGACATATCTACCCATGACATCCCTAACAAACTGCTCAACTGGTAATGGTGTGAAGTTAGCAAGCTCCTCTTTAGGGACTATGTACATATTTGTAGCACTTGACATGAAGTATTTATGGTAACATCGCTTAGGAAATGCTTGTGTGCCTGCTGACCACGAGGATGCTACTCCCTGTCTGACTGATGGACGTAAATAATGTAAATTTCCACCAGAAAACTGCCTTTTATTGAAATCTACATCACTAACGAGTGTCATAGGGTATGTATCAAAGAAAGGTAGTAACTCTGTCTGTGCTGCATACTGATAGAATATAATATCACCCACTCCAAGTATTCCACTAAATGGCTCAAGTTTCTCTACCAACCGTGCACGATACCACTCTTTGCTTTTAGTAGCACCTCCTGTTGCATCTTTTATGTCTGAGAAAATACTCATACCTTTAATTCGTGCTCTGTAAGTATCTTGAATTGCATACGACGGTCTTTACAATACTCAATCGCTGCTTTCCATTTTGCCTCGTTTACACAATATGTCTTAACTTCTGTTAGATACTTCTTTGTAACTCTGCGTTGTTTTTTGGGAGGTGACGTCTGCTTATGAGGCTTGACCTCAATGACAAACTTCTCTGTCCTCCCAGTTTTAGTCCTTGCTCTGACATAAAAGTCTGGGAAATAGCGATGAACCCGCCTATCGACAGGACTGATATAAGGTATAACGATTTCTTCACTTCCCCACTCTATTACATTTTCGTTTCTGTCGCACCAGACCATAAATTTTCTTTCCCATAAACTCCTATAAATAATGTTAGTCGGGTCTCCTTTGTATTTGAATCTGTTGGTTGGTTTGTATTTTCCCGAATAAGACATAAATAACAAAATGGCAGTAGGTACTTGGGACAATCCTTATGGAAGCGAGTTAGGCGGGGGTGAAACCCTTGTGTTCCCTCGTAGTAAACCCTATGGTGCTAACTCAACATCTGCACAAGACGCAATATCAAAGGATAAAACAAATGGTACTGAGGTAGTTGACTACCTTAAGATTACTATTTATGACCCAAAGGAAGGTAATAATAGTAGTTATAATAACTCTAAAAAGAATTTAGCAAACAACGATAAAGTAAAAAGAAGTATATATCTATATCTACCAAATAAACTAAGAGAAGGATATCAAGCAAAGTATAATGGTGTAAAGTTAGGACCTTTAGGTGTAGGAGCAGTTGGTGCTGCATCTGAAGCGATAGCTGCAGGAGGTATCGGTGATAGTTTCAAAGATACTATTTCAAAAATGGCAGAGTCTGGAAAATCTGTAGCAGGGTATGGTATTGGAGCTGATGTTATCAATAAAGTGCTTAAATTTGGTGGTGGTGGTAATATAGGTGCAAATGAATTAGCAGCATTAACTACAGGAAAGGTATTCAACCCATATGAAGAGACTATATTTCAAGGTGTAGAGTTTAGAGACCATAAGTTTGATTTCTTGTTTGCACCTAAGAATTCATCTGACGTAGAGACTGTTGTCAATATAATAGAAGCATTTCGTGTTGCTATGCTCCCAGGAAAGGATGACAGTATGTGGTTGACTATACCTGATTACTTCAGAATTGAAATTGTCAGATTAGTTTCTAATGAAGAGGAAGAAACACTGTATCCTCAATCTGGTAATTCAACAAATAAAGGTGTCTTACAGAAATTGATGCAATTTCCATCTAAAATGGTTTTGACTAATATGGATGTGGATTTATCTCCATACGGTCCGTATACGTCTCTTAAGACAAATGACCCCTTGAATAGCTCATATGACTTCGGTCCTGTTGCATATAACATGAGTTTATCATTCAAAGAAACATCCCTACTTACTCGTCAGAGTTATGGATACGATACTAGAGGAGAAAAATCATGAGTAATTATTTTTCATATTTACCAAATGTATATGTAAGGACAGCAACGTATCGTCAGAATAACGTTGACCCATACATCCTTACTAAGAATCTATTTCGCAGAGTCAAAATAAGAGACGATGTAGAAGGTTTTATCACTGGTTTTACTCAATATACTATAGTAAACAATGAAAGACCTGATAATGTAAGTATGAAAATGTATGGTGACCCAGAATATGACTGGGTTATCTTGATGACAAATAATATCACCAATCTATATGATGAGTGGCCTATGACAGAAGATGAGTTATACAAATATTGTGTTTCTACATATGATAGTCCAGAAGGTATCCATCATCATGAAAGTCAAGAGGTAAAAGACCAAAATGGCAATATTATATTAAAAGCAGGATTGACAATACCTCATAATTTTACATATAGACGTCCTGATGGGACGATGGTACCTCCTTCAGAGTTGATTGTGCCAATTACTAACTATGAGCATGAAGCAAAGAAAAATGACTTCAAACGCAATATTTACGTATTACGCAGACCCTTCTTAACTACATTCTTAGAAGAATTCCAGTCACTTGTCGAATATGAGGATTCTAGAGAAGTTGATGATAATACAGGTTTCAAGAAAACAAGAGACGCTATCAAGGAAAACTTCATACCTGTCAAACCTACATATTCCACAAATATTGGTCAAACACCATCTGTCGATTTTGCAGTGCAACAAGACTTTGGAAATATTACAGTTGATACCTCAGGTGCAACTATTGAGGAAGGACAGCAACTTGCTGACGGTAGCACAACAGTAACCACAGGTAGCACAGGTACACAAACAAACGCTGCTTCAACATCGTCTGATACAGCGATTACAGAAACAGCGTCTAATACTACAGATTCTTCTTCATCTTCCAGTAGCAGTAGCAGTGGAAGTAGCGGAAGTAGTGGGTCTAGTCAGGGCGGTTATGGCGGTTATGGCGGTTATTAAGTTTTCTTGGTAGGTAAAATATACAATAAGATAACACCCAGAATGCAATCACAAAAAG